GTTGCCGCTTGAATCTATGCGCATGCGTTCTGTGTCATTGGTGTTAAAAATCATCGCAAGATAATCTGCGCCACTGTTAATGCTGTATTCGTTGCTTGCAGACCCAAACCGCAAAGTTCCTTGGCTATCACTTCCAGTTGAAACAATTACAGGCGTTCCAGTTGAACCTGTTTTAAGTCTTACTGAACCATCTACATCAAGTTTGTAAGCTGGACTACTACCAATACCCACATTCTCACTACTATCAATAGTAATAGCAGTAGCATTGGAGTTATCTACAATCCCCGGAGTACTTGATAGTTCTATTGGAACTTGTGTTAAAGCCATTATGTGTTCTCCCTAGGGTGTATATGCGTTTGCTGCGCTTATAGCAGCGTTAATTGCAGTCATGTCTTCGCTGCCCCAATCTTCCAAAGCCGTACCAGACGATAGGTATCCAGCACTACGCAGTACACGCTCTTGCTTTTCTTCATTGGTCAGATCGTTGCCGTACTCATTGTCAGCATCTAGCACACTTGTGATGACATTAGCGCCATCCAGCATGGCTTGGTACATCTTGGCTTTTTCTTCGTCGGTTCTTACTTCTTCAGACATGATGTCCTCCTATGATTCAAGCGCGGCGACACGCGCTGTTAATGCAGTGATAATTGCGTCTTGGTCTTTGATAGCTTTGACTAAGATAGGCACAAATTTTTCGTACTGAAGACCGTACTGTTTGCCGTCTTCAGTCAGCGATACCGTAAGGTTTTTCTTAGCGGCAGCGGTATATCCAGCGGCCTCTTCGAGATCACGCACTGATTGCGCTTTGAAACCAACGTCCATCCAGTCTTCTTTATGAGTACCGTCTGGCGTCTGAGCGTTTAGGTCATAATCTTCCGCAGATTTATCGCCGTATTTTGAACGCTTATCCCAGTAATAAGTGACAGGTTCTAAGGCTTTTACAAAATCCAGCCCAAGGTCTAAGTCAACAAAGTCAGTCTTATCGCGCTGGTCTGATGCTACAGTTAGAGCTACTTGACAATTTAAGCTGGCGATATTTTCATCACCTAGAACCGCCGTATTAGCATTTGAGCCTGATATATTCCCGCCGGGGCTTCCTGTAATTCCTGCGTCATGCCCTAAAAGCAAGTTGTTAGAGCCGCTTTCAAGAGCGTTTCCTGCGTTAAAACCAACAGCAGTATTACTGCCACCAGTTACAATGGCACCTCCAGCAGAAAGAGAGCCAACAAAAGTATTGTGAATTCCTGTGGTAAGAGCTTGCCCTGCGTTATACCCCATTGCTACATTATAAGTGCTTGCGGTTGAACCATAATTTGATGAGCTTAAAGCGCCCACACCAACAGCAACAATTCTCTCTCCTTGTTGTTCTTGTCCTAACGCACTCTTTCCTATAGCAACATTATTGTCGGCAGTTGTTAAAGCGTCACCAGCAAAACCGCCTATCAGAGTGTTGTCAGTTCCCGTGGTGATTGCTGCGCCTGCATCAGATCCAATAGCAACATTGTAAGTATTTGTAGCCGTTGTGAAGTTTTGAAGTAATAACGCATTACGCCCAATAGCAACTGAGTTGCTGCCTAAAGTGTCTGTACTTAATGCTGCTTGACCTATAGCTACATTGTTATCCGCATCAGTCAGGGCATCACCTGCTAGACCGCCGATGAGGGTGTTTCTAAGCCCCGTGGTGACTGACTTACCTGCATCAAAACCCACTGCCGTGTTGTAAGAATCCGTAGCCGTAGTGAAGTTTTGTGCATTTAAGGCCGCCCTACCTATAGCTACTGACTTACTACCTAAAGTATCCGTGCTTAAAGCCTCTGAGCCTAAAGCAACATTAAAGTCCGCATCAGTAAGTGCATCACCTGCAAGAGCGCCAACAAAAGTGTTCTCAATTCCCGTGGTTATATCATTACCAGCGTCGTAACCTATAGCCACGTTGTATGCAGAAGTAGAGGAAGTGAAGTTTTGGTTTTCTAAAGCTCGTCGCCCTATTGCTACGCTTCTGTTGCCTGCTGTATCACTAGACAAAGATAGATAGCCAACCGCAACATTCCTTTCGCCCGTTGTTAAAGCGTCACCTGAAAGACCGCCTATGAGGGTGTTCTGTTCTGCCGTGGTGACTGACAGACCTGCGCCAAAGCCTACTGCTGTATTGTAGGTATCTGTAGCCGATGTGAAGTTTTGCGTACTTAAAGCCGCATACCCAAGGGCGACTGAGCGACTGCCTAATGTATCAACGGCTAAAGCGTCATAACCCAGTGCTACATTGTAATCTGCATCAGTAAGCGCATCACCCGCCAGACTCCCAATAAGGGTGTTCCGAACGCCTGTGGTAACTGCTCCACCTGCTGCTTGTCCTACGGCTACGTTGTAAGCACTGGTAGCTGATGTAAAGTTTTGAGCATCTAGCGCATTGTTACCAATAGCAACAGACCTGCTCCCAAGTGTGTCAGCAGTAAGAGTTTGATAGCCGATAGCGATGTTATCTGTGCCCTCAGTCAGAGCCTCACCTGCTTCTGCCCCAAAGAAATTATTGCGAATACCTGTGGTGACCGCTGTACCTGCGTTATATCCCACTGCTACGTTGTAGGTATTACCGTCTTTGTTTTGAGTCGTAAGTGCATTACTACCAACAGCAACTGCACGACTGCCAGTATCTTCAGCATCCAATGCGGCATAGCCGATGGCTACGTTATCATCACCCGTAGTCAAGGCCGTACCCGCAGCACTACCAATGGCTACATTGTTTGCTGCACCAGACTCAATACTATCCAGTGCAGTATCACCCACTGCTACGTTGTCTGTGCCTGTGGGGAGGTTACCTAATAGGCCACCTGTAACTTTTGTTAAAGCCATTAGTTGTTCTCCAGTGCTGTTAGTCTTGCTTCAAGTTCTTGTATGGTTGCTACGAGCAAAGGTACAAGTTTGCTTTGGTCAATGCCTTGATACTCAGGGTTGCCATCTGCATCTACAGCATCTTTAGTGCCTGAGATTGCTTCAGGTACAACGTCTGCAACTTCGTGTGCTAAGAAGCCATCTACTGTTGTGTCAGGAATTTCAATAAAGTTAAAACGTGAAGGATTAAGCTGCTTAAGGCGTTCTGTAGCACCTGACATAGCCACTACGTTTTCCTTTAGGCGATAGTCTGAAGAAGTGTTGTACTGTGCAGCCAATCCATCATAAGTTATGCTTCCCGCCGCAGGGCCAACATTTTTGTCGTGCATTATTAAAGCGGTTTTTGATGCAGTAGCATCCGAAGCGACAAGGATTCCAGTTGTTGTTCCGCTAAAGTCAACCTGCAACTTATAGCCTAAACTACCGAAATCAGTTGTGCGCCCCATAATCAACCTGCCTGATGAGTCGATGCGCATGGCTTCGGAATCAGCACCTCCACCGCCACCACCAACAAGAAACTTGATAATACCCGTTCCCGCTGTCGCACCATAAGATCTAAGCTGAAAAGAATTATCATTGGTAGAATATTGCAATATGCCAGCATTGGTTTGATGTGCAGCTAATACTCCATGCACAGACATAACTGTGTCAGAGCTTATGCTTTTAGATTGACTTGTAAGTCGACTGGTTCGGCCTACTAGCGCGTTCCCGCTAGCATCTATGCGCATGGCTTCTGCGGTGCTAGACCCGCTCATCGTATGAAAACTTAACTCAGAAGATGTGTTGTCTGCTTGTGCCTCTGACCGTATTTGTGCGCGGCCACCAGTTCCTGCGGTAATCCCTATTATTGCATCTGTAGCCGCTGTGCCTTCTTTAATATCAAGCAAGGTAGCAGGCGAACTAAGACCAATACCAACACGGTTATTCGTTGCATCTACATACAGCGTGTCTGTATCAAAGTAGAAGTCTCCTGAAGCAATTTTAGCTGGAGTTACACTACCGTCCGTTGGCGTATTAATATCCAACTGGTTCATCGTCATTACTTCTACGGCTGATCCGTTAGGCGGTGCCGCAGAGAACGTCAGGGTCGTGCCTGAGATGCTGTAGGTGTCTTTGTTCTGATAAACGCCGTCTATGTATACCTGTGTGTTGTTTTCGTTCACAGGGGCCAGAGAGAGCGTCAGAGTAGTATCTGATCCGTCACCCGTCATCGTGTCAGAGTTCAGGTTCGTGCCCGAAATGGCGGAAACAACAGAATAAATCAGGATGTCATTACCGTTAGCAGGAGCAGCACTAAACGTAAGCGTAGTTGCGCCGCCAGCAGTAGCGATACTGTAAGCATCTTGTTGCTGGAAAACACCTTCGATAAACACAAGCAAGTTATCTTCAGACACTACAACCTGAGAAAGCGCGTATGCAGTAGTAGACCCGTCACCCGTGTAGCTATCTGTAGCAAACGCATTAGCGCCGCCACCCCCACCAATCTGGCCCCAGTCGTCCGTATAGCCTTCAAACTGCTCAAGCGTGGTGTTGTAGCGGAAATGCCCTGCCGCGCCCGTAGGACGTTGTGCAGTGGTTCCTACAGGCACATGGAAAGCATCTGTAGCGGAACCTGCATCCAGCGATACAGCCGGTGAAGCGTTTAATACACCTACACGATTGTTTGTAGAATCTACCTTCAGCGTATTCGTATCGACAGTAAGGTCGCCAGATACAGCTAAGGAAGTCAGCGTACCTACGCTTGTAATGTTTGCTTGGGCGGCTGTTATTACCGTACCCGTCAAATCGCCCGTTACATCACCAGTCATGACGCCTGTAACAGTTACGCCGCCAGAAGTGACTTCTAATTTTGTTGCGCCCCCCGTTTGTAGCTGTAAGTTACCTGTACCGCCATCGTTAATTATGGAGTTACTGGCGTTATGGAAAATTTCTAAGTCTCCACCCGCACCAAAAGTAGCTTTTGCGCTATCAGCGAACTCAAGTGCAGAGTCTGAGCTGTCCCAAACTACGTTGTAAGATGCACCGGTAAGGGTGAGGTCATCACCCGAAGACATGACAAGCCCAGTACCACCTGACGTATTACCAGCAACAAGCGTTTCAGCCAGAGTATCTGTTACGCCCGGATCAACCAAAGCAAGCGCATCTACAACTGCTGCGGCAGCGCCTGCGCCATCTAGGTACACAACCGTAGTTCGACCATTAGAGATGGTGACATTTGCACCGCTACCCTGACTAATTGTAATGCTCTGTGAACCGGTAGTCGCGTTTTCGATGAACATGACGCGAGAAATCGTATTTGGTGCAACAGTAAGGGTTCTAGTGGCTGTAAGCGTAGCTGAAGAAGTAACCTTGAAGTACATGGCCCGTGCGGGGTCAGAAACACCGTCTGCGACCGTAGTCGTGGCATCGGCATCTGAGCTAAAGCAGTCTTGGGTGTTATATCCTAGAGCTTCACCGATCAACTCAAGGTTAGTGTTTGTACTCGTGCCCCAAGTGCCCGATTCATCACCAGTGGTGATCTCTTTTAAGCGTAGGTCATTAACGTAAGTTGCCATCTAAGCTACCTCATCCCAATTAGGGTTTTGACTGTCTGCGACCGGAGACCATCCGGGAGGCTGACTATCATTTATACTACTCCAATTTGGCGTCTGTGAATCATCTATTAGACTCCAAATCCTCACTTGTCCTACCGCACCTGTGGCGGATACTCCAGAAACTGCGGCTATAGCGCCTGCGGCAGCGACTACATCCCCTACTGCCCCCGTACCTTCGACACCTGTCGGTACGATAGTTTGGCCCAATCCGATAGTGACTGTACCAATAGCGCCGGTACTTGAAACACCTGTCGGGACAACAACTGCGCTACCTGTTGCTGTAACTGTACCAACAAACGCAGTGCCCGAGACGCCAGTGACATCAACATCTGCCCCACCGGTAGCGGTGACCGTACCAACAAACGCAGTACCCGAAACGCCCGTAAGAGGAACAGTGACACCCGTTCCTTCGATGACCGTGACTGTACCGACTGCCCCTGTGCCAGAAACACCTGTGACAGAAACATTGGCGTCCGCCGTAACCGTAACCGTACCAACAGCGCCCGTACTTGCGACACCTGTAACATCGACGTTTGCATCTGCTGTGACTGTGACTGTACCGACAGCACTGGTTGCTTCAACGCCTGTGACAAGGACATTAGCATCGGCTGTAACGGTAACCGAACCAATGGCACCAGTTGCCTCAACACCCGTAACCTCAACAGGTATTGCCTCACTCCACGGGCCTTCACCCCAAGTGCCTCTGCCCCAACCGGTAATATCTGCCACATATTACTCGCTATGCGATTCGGATTATTGCGTTAGACGCATCCGCTGTAGGGAACTGAATCGTAAAGTCACCAGCAGTAGATGTCTTGTCGCCGCCAAAAGCCAACGCACAGACAGATGGATCACCTGCCGCAGAATCATTAAAGATCAACGCGCCATTAGCAGTAATTGTGCTAGAGCTGAACGTCAAATCATCAAAGTCGGTAAACGCTGTGGTTCCAGATGTCGTTGGGTCAACACGAGTTAACGCCGCTCCTTTGGCTGTATACCCAGTACCTGACGCTTCGTTAGTCGCTGAGTACGCTGTAGTGCTTGCACCTAAAGTAGCGGAGCTTGTGTATAACGCTAAGTTGAACGTACTACCGCCCGAGTTCTTAAAGTTATGTACAGCTTCCAGAAGCTCTTGCTTGAAAGACGTACACATTGCAGTCGTAATAGCCATTATAGACTCCTAATTATGTCTGCCATGTCTTTATGGCCTTGACGTTCCAGTTCGGCAATCAGCGTCGTTCTGTCGCTTTTGATCGCTTCTTTTATGTAATGCAGAGCCGTAGCCCTAACCGCTTCTTTGAATGCTTCCGCTTGTTGGGCTATTGCTGGGTGACAATTACCCCCAACACTCACAATCCTATCTGCGGCAGACTGCGCCCAAAATTCCGGGTCGTGCCCTTTGTTTTGCGTGGTGGTGACGAGTACGTCCCCTATTTCCATCTGCGGTGCTTGTACTAACATTCAGCTACCTATTGGACTGGAAGGGCAGCTTGCCCAGAGCGGTACGTGTCAGTACGTAGTTTTCCGTCACCCAACACCTTGAGCAGCCCCATAGCAGATATGTACATCTTTTCGTACAACGCAACCATGTCAGGTTCACCTTTCATAAAGCGTATAGCCTCTACCAAAGTGCCGTTTAGCAGAGCAGAATCAAATTCTTCTCCAAGCCACGTAGTGCCTGCTGTAACAATAGACTGCGGGTAGTACCCATAGTGCAACTCCGTGCTGTATGAAACGTCAGGAGTAGGCCCAAGGATAAACGCATCGTCATTAAAGACAGCGTAGTGCTTTGGTAGTCCAGTCGCGGTACTTGTAGGGTACGCTTCGCGTATGAAGTTAACGTCCTTGTTCAACAAGAAGGTGTAGGTGCCGCTGCCATCTATGACTGCCAAGCTGTAAACGTACAGAAAGTCGCTAGGGACAGACAAATACACATTGCTGGCGGTCATAGAACCTGTCACGTTTTTACGTAACGCGGGTATCTGCACGGCGTTGTATATCTTCTGCTCCGCTTGTTCTGTAAACATAGCAAGCTGGTCATCCGTAAAAGAAGTTTCACAGATGTCCTGAACATTTGTTTTTAGCTCGGTATAGTTCATGCTTTACGCCATAGGGCCACGGGCCATAAGTCCTTTTGTAGCAGCGCCTGTACCACGAACCTTGATGCCGGTGGTCTTTACACCAGACATATCAGGCTTAGGTGCGTCCTTAACTTGTTTGATCTTACTGTCTTTTTTCATATCCCGACTCTAAGTTGTGGTTACTGTTACTGTTCCTACCTGACCCGTTGCTACTAAGTCGTTAGGGGTAAGGTTATAGGGGTCATCCCCCACACCCACGGGGTTCCAACCCCACTGTATCTGTCTACTACTATTGGCTCCAGCTTCCCCTAAACTTCTGTCGGGTCTTGGATCTCTAATAGCCTGCGGGTCATCTACTGGAGTTTCGCCCAGCTTTAGCTGCGGCTGATCTGGGTTCCAGCATGAAGGACACGCCTTTAAGTTTGTGTTCTGCCCTTTACGTATTAAGTTCTTTAGCTCTCGTAGCTTATACTGAAACCCGCAAATATCACATTCGGCAATAGCTTTTTGTGCTGATGCAAAACGATTCGACATTGTTACGCTCTACCGATACGGGGTACAAAACGTGCGGATGTCTTCTCTCTATCCTCTCCCGCTGCCAACCCAAACTGCTCTTCGTAAGCGTCTTTCAGCATAGGAACTCGTGGCATAAGCTCTGGTTCTTTCATAGCAATGTAATAAGCAAGGCCCGCTACCAGACAAGGAAAGAACCTGAAGTTCATATCTGCGGTGTTCACACCCGTCCCTGCGTCTTCTATACGCCGCATACGCCAGTAGTAAAAGATGTAGTCGTCGTTATCTGGAACCGGCCACACGTTGATTTTAGGGGCATCTCGAAGACGTTCTACGAATACTTGAATCGGCCTACCTTGGGTTAACTTGTTAGGTATAGAAGCATATGTGCTAACGCTGATGCGGCTTATAGTTAAATCTGACTGTGTAGCTACATTACCGCTACCTGTGCGGATCTGCTGTTCTAGCAAGTCTATGGTGTCAGCGGGTAGCGTGTACTCAGAAGTACCTTGCGTAAGACTCAACGTGCCTTCGTCAATCGTCCACATGTTGATGCCACGGTTCTGCCACTCAATGGTCATCAGATTCATAGAGCGTCTGGCAGTACGTAGGTCATACCCAGAACGCATTTCACGACCTGCACGCTCCCACGCCTCTTCAGCGATCTCCGTGAAGTCCATATCAAATGCAGTTGTTCCAGATGTAGCCATTGTCTGTTCCTATACGTACAGGGTCTTTTTGCGCCTGTTATTCATTACTGCACCGCAACCCCTGTGGTTTGCGCGTATCTGACCACCAGCTCTTGCCATTCTAACCTTGGCTTTGGGGGTGTTAGACACCACCTGCTGCCCGCTAGCACCAGCCTTTTTCTTCTTGCGTGCCGTAGTAGCTCGCTCAGACTGGCTCAAAGACCGCGCCTTGGATAACGGTAGGCAACGATCTGGGTTCTTTTTGTTTTTAGACGTACCGCATTCACCTTTGATCTTACCATCGGTACCGATACGAACCCATTTCTGGTCACGCCATTTCTTCAAATCGCCCATTACTTACTCTTCTTTTTCTTCTTGCTACCCTTCGCATAGTTAGGGTCTTTGCAATACTTAGAAGCTGCCATATTTGCATAAGCAGACGGGTACGTGTCGAAGGTACGTTTGGCCCAAGCCTTTCCCTTCGCACATATCTTTCCGCCTGACTTATAGTAACGTCTCATCTAATCTTCGCTGGACGTACGCCCTTACGAGCAATGCCTGCGCCACGAACTTTACCGCCAGCTTTGTAGCCCTTGGTCTTCATAGCGCCACCTTTAGCGTAGCCCTTTGACTTCATCATGCCGCCTTTCTTGAAAGTCTGACCAGTCGGTTTTTCCATTGCACTTGCAGGAACTTTTGCGGTGGTCATTCCGGGCATGAGCATACTCTTCATGCCGGAGGCTTTCTTAGCGGGTGTTTTCTTTGTATTAGCTTTCTTCTTTGCTTTTTTCTTCGCAGCGGCACTGCGGCCACCTATAACACCCTTACCCTGCAAAATATCGGCTTGTGTAACCTTGCCGTCTTTGTTCAGATCTGGAAATTCTCCACTGCCTTTGACTTCTTTACCCTGCTTGAACTTTCTAAGCCCACCCATAGCACCACCTTTAGTGCCCATCTTAGACTTCATCTTCATAACTTACTCCGCGTACAAATTATCAAACACTTGATTCACGTCCAGCGTGTAGTCCAGATCAGACTTGCTGTAGTGAATGTGCTGAGAAGGACGAAAATCTGGTGCGCCTTCTCCCGTT